TTCTTTTTGCCCCCGGGATAACAGGGTCTAGTCAATTTTCGGGTTCAATTCAAGAAGTTAGATATTGGGCTAATTTATTATCTGAGAGTTTTTGGTATAACCATATAATGAACCCACTTTCAATAGAAAATGGAGTATTAACTGGTTCAAATTCACCCGTAGAAACTTTAATGTTTAGAACAAGAGAGGGTGAAGATTATTCCCTAGTGGGTGCTATTAATACAACTATTAATTTGGATTCAATTCATCCCAAAGTTACGGGATCTTTCCCTCCAACATCATCATTTCGCTCTACTTCCCCCAACACCTATGCTGTCGGAGGAGTATTTGATGATAATGTAGAAATTCAATTTTTAAATAACCCTAATGTTGGAATTAAAAATAGAATAACAGATAAAATTCATGTTTATAATAATACGGCATATGAGAATGTTCTTTCCCCATATAGAACTATACAACAAAATTATGAGGCTTCACAGTCATTTACGGAAGATACTAATTTACTTCAAGTAGCATTCTCTCCGCAAGATGAAATAAATGATGATATAATCCACGAATTAGGTTTTAATAATCAAATAACGGAACAAATTGCAGATCCTAGAAATTTATCTTCTTCTTTAGATTATTATGATGGGTTAAGAGATATTGCGTTAAAATATTTTGAAAAATATATTAAGGCAGATCCAAATGATTACTTTAGGCTTATTAAATATATTGATAATTCATTATTTAAAGCAATTAAAAATTATGTACCTGCAAGAACATCCGTTTCAACAGGTATTGTAATTAAACAACATCTATTAGAAAGAAATAGAGTAAGACCTCCTCAAGTTAACCCTAATACTACTATTGCAATAACCCCAGAAGGTGGATTTAATACCCCTCTAACATTTAAAGATATAACAATATCAGGGTCAGTTAAATCCCAACCCAGAAATTTTACAACAGGTTCTTCAATTCAAGTATTTAGAGGGGGAACAGGTGGGTCATTTGAAAAATTTAACACTGTTGATTTTTCACCTTTGGGACCCTCAGGTAGTGGTCCTGTTAGAACTTTTGGATTTGATATAACTCAATCATTCACCGAAACATTCTCTACTTTATCGGGTAGTGTAACAAAAATAGTTGATAACCAAGATGAATTTTATAATGGTGAATTCAGTGGCTCCCAACTTACAGTTACCACACAATCTCTAAATCCAGGATGTGAAAGATTTTTAAACATTTTTGTAGATCCTACACCTACTTCTTCTTTTGATTATTTTGTGTATGATGAAGCTCAAACATCATCATTAGCTAAATTTAACCATGCTAATACTGCTCCTAATTCGGGGGAAATGTTTTTAAATAAAGTTAGTGCAGCTGGTTTTTTAAGAAATTTAAAATTATCAACTACTAATAAAGAGGGGGATGATATTACTAATATTCTTGATAATGCTACTAGGTTAAATTTTGATTTTGGTACTAGTCTTGAAAGTTTTAATGTAACTAAAGTAGGTCAGGGATTGGGATATGTTCAATTTGATATAGATTCTAATTTTCATGGACATTCAAACTCTGAATTTGTATTATCTAGTAGTTATGAAAACTATCCGTTTTTTGCAGATAATAGTATTGCTCAATCTCAAAGCTTATCAAATAATACAGGTAGTGGAGTTTTCATTAATGGTTTAAGTAAAACTATTGCTATTTCCCAATATATAGATCAAAATGATCCTAATAATTTATTTAATACTTCTTCGGGAATTTATTCAACACCCCAAACCCCTAATTTACCTATAAACTTTACAGGATCAGTATTTTATTCAGGAAGTGTTATATCAGATACCACAATTAGTAATCAAACATTTGATTTAATACTTAAACTTAAATCAAGTACTACTGACACTTTTATAGATACATTTACAGATCTAATTACTTCAACAATAAATGAATTTTCAGGGTCACTTACTATATCGGGTAGTTTTAATACTAATGTACCAGTAAAAGGGGAAAGCTTATCTTTAGAATTAGAAATGGCTACTCCGGCTTTAAGAAAACCTCAAACTATAATTTCTGGTTCTATTACATCTAGTAATGCTCAATTTCAAATAAACACAGGATCATTACTCCCAAATCCAAAAACAACAGTATTAGCTTCATATGAGCCATATGACCAACAACTATTCCAGGATTTTGAAAGACATATTGATTGTCAACCTTTATTTAATAATGTAATAGATAATAGATTAAGTACTTTATATTTTGATGTTGATTATACAAGTGGGTTACTAAATCCAATTAATATATTACCTATCTCAAATAGAGATGCAGAATTTTTCCCTGTTCCTGATTCTAATTATACTTCTCAAAGATCAATACTTCCAAGGTATAATGGATCAAAATTAAATGGTCTACTTTTAAACAAATTTTCACCATCAGGAACCCCTTATACAGAAAATAACATCCAAAAAATATGGGGAGGTGATTCTTCATTTGGTAAAAAACCTGTTATAGAACAAACTAAGGCATTTTTTGGATTTTTCCAATTATTAGTTCCCACTTCACCAGAATTAGAATTTGCTACCCAAGCAAAATTAAAATATATTATAGGTATAGACGGTACAGCATATAAACCAATTCCTAAAGATGCTCCTTCATTTTATGATGTAGAAGGTACTTTTGAACAAGGTAATATAGTTGACGTGTCTTTAGAAGATACTTTACAAACTGATGATCCTTCTTTAACAAATGCCGCAGTTGGTATTAATTTAGATAATTTTAATAAAAAGGCAGGGGTAATAAAGGGAGCTCGAAGAATAGATCCAATCATTACAACTCAAAAAGTTTCTATTTATGATGTTAGCAACGCTAATGATGCCTTTGAATCCACAATTGAAGTAAACAACCCTTTAAATCTTTCTACAGATTATACCACTCATGTTTATAGAGATATTTTAAGTGATATAACTGGTGCCCCTCAAAGAGTTGATTTTACAGTTGAAGCTATAGATAACAGTAATAGCTTTAATTTAAGTACTGATGAATTTACATTTCCTGAAGATTCTCAAACCCCAGTTAAATTTGAAGGTCAAGTTTTCCTCCGAAATGATCAATTCACTTCTCAACTCGCTATTGTAAGGCTAGTAAGAGAAAGAAGTGGTGCTAGAATAGCTTTAAGTGAAGAAACTTTTACTATAGGTGCTAATTCAACCGAAATTAGAAACTTTGAATCACCCCCACAAGATTTTGAATTAGGAGATAAAATATATGTAAGAGTTAGTATGGGGGCTTTTTCTCCAGTTAATATAGCCGATAACTCTGGATTTACAATACCACCGGGCAACTTTAGGTTATCTCTTGCATATTTGAGAGCTATACCTACTCAAATACCTACTATATCTGTTTCAGGTCCTTTCTTTACAACAGGAAGTAATAATACAAATCAATTAACAGGGTCGGTTAGTATGTCTATGATATTGGGTCAAACCCAAGAACCTTATGCAAATACTACTTTTAAACCTATTAATGAACCATTTACTATACAAGTGGGTGATGAATTTAGAATCCAAGGAAGAGAAGATAGAGTATTTTTAGTAAATAAAGTAACACTTAATGATACTTCTGCTACATCTACAGGTTCAATATTTATACAAGTTGAACCCGAGATTCCCCCATTACTTAACTTAAATCAATTCTTAATTAGAAGATATAATCCTGATGGAACCTCCGTATTAATAGATATGATTCCACCATCAGCATCTTTTACTACAACAAAAGGTTTAATAAAAAATGAATTCATAAATGAAAAATTAGAAGAAAATATTAATGATATTATTGCTAAATTAGCAAAAGAAGGAACAATTTAATATATTTATAAATAAATTACTTTAAAAAATGGGCTATTTAAATAACCAAATCGTCACAGTAGACGCTATTTTGACTAAAAAGGGAAGAGAGTTACTTGCAAGAAATGATGGTTCTTTTCAAATTACACAATTTGCTGTAGCAGATGATGAAATTGATTATACACTTTATAATCCTGAACACCCCTCGGGATCTGCATTTTATGGGGAAGCTATAGAAAATATGCCATTATTAGAAGCATTCCCTAATGATACACAAATTATGAAATTTAAATTAGCTACTCTCCCTAGAGGAACAGCTAAACTTCCAGTATTAGATTTAGGATTTTCAGCTATTACTTTAAAACAAGGAGCTTCACTAGCAATAACTCCTCAAACATTAAATTATTTGGGTGCTTCTGAATCAAGTGAAACATCAGGTTACTCTTGTACTATTGCTGATGTTAGAGTTCTTAATTCATTCACAGGAGTAGGAATTAATACTGCCGCAGCTCAGAATCAAAACACAACAGTAAACCAAACATTAGGTACTAATATTTCACAAACAATAATTGGTTCTCAAATTAACTTAAGAGCTACCACAGTAAATACTTTATTTGGTACTAGTGCAGCTACTGGGGCCCAAATTAGAACTACTCTTACATTTGTGGGATTAGATTCGGGTGCTAGATTAACTATTCCATTAACAATAACAAAAACTAACGTATAATGAGTTTTAAAAGATTTGAAACTGAAGATATAGTTGTAAGTAGTGATTCTATCACAGGTACAGCTTGGTCAACAGGTAATCCAATTTTATCTACCTTTTTTACTTCATCAATTCAAAAAGCAGGAAGTTCTGGTGATTTTTTCTTAAGTATTTTTGAAGGAGATCCTAATTTAGCTAATAGCAGTGCTAGTGTGCAATTTGATATAGCTTATTGTGATGATGAAGGTTCGGGATCAGTTTATTATAACCCCGGAGTTGTAGGTAAGACCCCTACTTTAACTAATTTTGGTCAATATAGATCATTAATTCTAGAAGATGAAAATTCCAGTTTTGTATTTGGGTCTGATACTAATGTAATTACTGGTTCCCATTTTTATGCTATTTCTGTAGAACGAGCTAGGTATAAGGAATCTTTATTCCCCCAAACATTTAATCTAGCTCTTTCGGGCTCCGGTGGGTTTGGTAAAATTCATCTTACTAATAATTCAAAGGACATATTAGTAAATACATTTTTAGGTTCTACTAGAGTAATGCAAGTAGTATCTGGCTCTAATGGTAATGCTGTAGGTGGAAGTGGATTTGTAGAGGGTAGTGGTTCTTATGGATTATTCTTACCTGATATAGGAACTATTTTATTAAATCCATTTGCTCTATCTCAATCAATCCATTTATCAGCTTCTAGACCAAATAACATTAATGCTGAAAATGAAGAATTTTTATATGACGCTATTAATTTAGGAGGAAGCTTTGAATTAAATTCACAAGAAACCCTTACATCTGATTTTGTATTTGTAAGATTACGAAATGGTGAATTTAATTATTCTGAAAATCCATCATTTATTTCAGGTTCAACGGGTGAAGTAATTTTTTCTAACTTTATTAACCAACCCCAGGTATTTATTACTACTGTGGGAATGTATAACGATGCAAATGAATTATTAGCTACTGCTAAATTATCTAGACCACTCTTAAAAGATTTTACAAAAGAAGCTTTAATTAGAGTCAAATTAGATTTCTAAAGTGAATGAGTGCATTCAAACAATTCAACTCGAGGGATGTAGTAATTACACCCTTTAAAACTAATAAAAGTTTTACTTTTGTTGGGGCTCACCAATTTACTGGCTCTGATGTAGGAATAGACAGATTTATAGGAAAAAATACTCCTCCTACAGATCAAATTACATCCGAAACCGTTACAGGACAGATAACTTCTATCCCTGAAAGATTAGTATACGACTCTATTAAACAACTTTATTATTCAAATTTTTTATTGGATGCTTCAGGAAGTAATGTTAATACAGCTTCATTTAATAATGATGGTACTATAACAGGTCCTCCTAATACAACAAATTATTATAATTATTTATCTTCTGATTTAGTACCTAGAAGAGAATTTCCAACCCAATCCGATGCACTTATAGGTGTAATTTCTATACCTTCAAAATTATTTGGAGAATATATTAAACCTGGTACTTTTTTGTATGAAGAAGAAGGAACATTAATTACTGATGATGGAGAAGGTAATTTATTTGATTCTTTAGGTAATCAATTCGGAAATATTATATATGAACATGGAATTGCCATTGTAACAGTTGAGAGTACAGGTTCATATGAATCGTTATATGGCCATGCAGTTTATGGCACTGATTTGTATGGGGATAGTGGTGGTTTTCCAAGTTTCTTAACTAGTTCTAATGCTACATGTTCATTTGAAAGTACTTTAACACTTAATGAAGTACAATACTCAGTTAGAATAAGGGAAAATGAATTCCAATATTCTTTAAATCCTACTTTAATTACAGGAAGTAATATAAATTCTGATACTTATTTTGATTTTGCTACAGGTTCGTATTTTACTCCTTATATTACAACAGTAGGAATGTATAATAATAATTATGATTTAATAGCAGTTGCAAAATTAGCTAAACCCCTACCTGTATCTCAATTTACGGATACAACAATAATGGTCAACTTAGATATGTTTTAATGAATTGGATTTATGAAGGAAAAGAAATAACAGATATTTCACATTTCCCAGAAAACACCTTTGGTTTTATTTATGAAGTAACCCATGTACCCTCAGGTAAGAAATATATTGGAAAAAAACAATTATTTTTTAATAAAAAACTCCCTCCACTTAAGGGATATAAACGTTGGAGAAAAGTAGTTAAAGAAGGTAATTGGAAAACCTATTTTGGCTCTCATGATTATATAAAAGGATTAATTAAAGAAAATAAACAAAAAGAATTTACAAGAGAAATTATTCAAATTTGTTATTCTAAAAAAGAACTCACATATAGTGAAACGAAATATCAAATGATGTTTGAAGTCCTAGAAAATCCTTCGTATATTAATAGTAATATTTTAGGAAAGTTCTTTAGATCTGATTTAGAGAATTATAAAGATTAATATGGTAAACGAATTATTAGTCAATTTGGCTAATTCGGTTTTAGGAACTGGTAAGAAAACTGCAAGGGGAAATTATGCTTATACTTGTCCTTTTTGTAATCATTCTAAGCCCAAATTAGAAATTAATTTTACTACTAATAAAAAAGGTCTAAATCCCTGGAATTGTTGGGTTTGTAACACTAAAGGTAGTAGAATATCAGTTTTATTTAAAAAAGTTAAAGCTGATTCTTCTAAATTCCAAGAACTAAAATCATTAGTAAATAGCTATGATTATGAAGATACTGCCGGGGTTTTCAATGAAAAGCTGGAGTTACCAAGGGAGTATCAAAAAATTATAGGTAATAAAGATATCATAGCTAAACATGCTTTTTCATATCTTAAAGTAAGAGGAATAACAGAAGATGATATTATAAAATATAATATAGGATATTGTGAATATGGTACTTATGCTAAAATGGTGATTATCCCATCTTATGATGAATATGGAAATCTAAATTATTTTACAGGTAGATCATTTGAAAAAGATCCTTATGTAAAGTATAGAAATCCTAGTTGGTCTAGGGATATAGTCCCATTTGAGCTATTTATTAATTGGGATTTACCAATTATATTATGTGAAGGTCCATTTGATGCTATTGCCATTAAAAGAAATGCGATACCACTTTTAGGTAAAAATATCCAAAGATCTTTAATGAAAAAAATTGTATCATCTAATGTAGAAAAAATTTATTTAGCATTAGATACTGATGCCCTAAATCGAGCGCTTGAATTTGCTGAAACATTTTTAGACTCTGGTAAGAGAGTGTATTTAGTTGAATTACAAGATAAAGACCCTAGTGAGATGGGTTTTGAAAATTTCACAAAATTAGTGCAAAATGCACACTCTTTAAACTACGAAAATCTTTTCGAAAAGAAACTTTCTTTAATATGAAACGTAATGTAAAAAAATCCTATAATAGGATAATTGAAATATCCCCCGATGCTAAACAAATAACTTTACCTGATGCAAGGTATTATAGAAGAAATGGTGATTATTACCCTTCTATAACTTATGTGCTAAGTCACTATCCTAAAGGTAAATTTTTTGAAGATTGGCTTAAAAAAGTGGGATACTCTGCTGATTTTATAGTTAAAAAAGCAGGGGAAGAAGGTACTCAAGTTCATGAAATGATCGAACAGTATCTTAATGGTAAAGAGCTTAATTTTTTAAGTGAATATGGAAACCCACAGTATCATCCTGATGTATGGCAAATGTTTTTACGTTTTGTTGAGTGGTGGGAAGAATATAAACCCACATTAATTGAAACTGAAGTCCATTTATTTTCGGATGAATTAAAAGTAGCAGGTACCTGTGATATGGTATGTGAAATAGATGGTGAGATATGGATTGTAGATTTTAAAACATCTAACCATTTACAAACTGTTTATGACTTACAAACATCCGTTTATGGTAAGTGTTATGAGGAATGTTATGGTAAAACACCTGATAGGTATGGAATATTATGGTTAAAGTCATCTAAAAGAAAACCCTCTAAAGATAAAATGCAAGGTAAAGGATGGGAAATGTATGAATCTAAAAGAACACAAGAAGAAAATATTGATATTTTCCTAACCGTTAAAAAATTATTTGATTTAGAAAACCCTAAACATTCTCCTATATTTACAGAATTTAAAACATCTGTAAAGCGAGAACTCTAATATTTATATTAGTCCTTCTATTATAGGTTATGAAACTTACTTTACACATTTGGCGCCAAAGAAATAAAAATACTAAGGGAAAAATGGTTGAATATTCCATAGATAATATTTCTGAAGATATGTCATTTTTGGAAATGATGGATGTTTTAAATAGTAATCTAGTTAAAGAAGGTAATGAACCTATTGCTTTTGACCATGACTGTCGTGAAGGTATATGTGGAATGTGTTCTATGGTGATTAATGGTCAACCTCATGGACCACAAAAGGGAGTTACAACATGCCAATTACATATGCGCTCTTTTAATGATGGAGATTCAATCTACATCGAACCTTTTCGTGCTAAAGCATTTCCTATAGTGCGTGATTTAATGGTAGATAGATCAGCATTTGATAGAATTATCCAATCAGGAGGATATGTATCTTCGGGAATTGGATCTGCACCTGACGGAAATGCTATACCCATCAAAAAAGAGGAGGCGGATGAAGCATTCAACGCCGCAACTTGTATTGGTTGTGCAGCATGTGTAGCGAGTTGTAAGAATGCTTCTGCTATGTTATTTGTATCTGCTAAGATTGCTCAACTTGATAGATTACCTCAAGGAAAGGTAGAATCAAAAGAACGAGTGAGTAAGATGATTGCTCAAATGGATGAAGAAGGATTTGGAAATTGCACCAATACTGGAGCATGCAGTGCTGAATGTCCTAAAGAAATTTCTTTATCTAATATAGCAAGAATGAATAAACTTTATTTACAATCTAGTCTTGCTCCTACCTAAAATTTTATATTTATAATAAACTGCCTAATAGTGATATCATTATTACAACTTTTAAAAGAACAAACTGGTAAACCTAAGGCTATAATTTTAGCAGGTGCCCCCGGTGCTGGAAAAGGATCCATCCTAAAGGACCTTGATTTAGGAGGACTTAAAATACTTAATATAGATAATATTTTTGTCAAAAATCTTAAACAAGCTAATGTCAGTTTAGATTTAAAAAATGCCACTCCTGAAGAAAGAGTTCAACAAGCTAAACAAATGGCTGCGGCCAATAAGGAATTTAAAGGTGAATTACAAGGCGTAATAGATGGTAAACAATCATTTATACTAGATGGTACTGCTGCTTCATATAATAAAACTGCTGAGTTAAAACAGGAATTAGAAGAGGCAGGATATGGGATAATGATGCTTTATGTTTATACTGATTTAGAACGTTCTTTAAAGCAAAATGAAAAACGATTTGAAAAATCAGGAGGTGAGGATAGAAGTTTACCTCCTGCTATTGTAATGCGCACTTGGAAAAGTGTAACAGATAATATAAAACCATATTTTGATTTATTTACACCTAATTTTATAGCTGTAGCTAACACTTTAAAAGGTGATAAAATTGAAGATATAGAAAAAATTATTAAAAAATACCTTACTCCATTTAAACCCACGGGAACTAAACCTAAAACCCCAGCACAACAACAAAAATCACAAGAACAAAAAGCAAAATTAAATGCTGAAATCCAGGATATGTTAGATAAAGAATTTCTATATGATGTTCTAAAATATACAATATCTAAGGAAGAAGCACAAATGAGATTAAACCAGTTTCTAAATGGCTAAGGTAGGATTATATGGAGGTGGGTTTAAACCACCAACAAAAGGACATTTTGAAGTAGTTCAAAAAATCTTAGGTGAATATTCTGATTTAGATATATTAATGGTCCTAGTAGGGAAAGGAGTTAGAAATGGTATTTCTCAGGATGAATCTCTATTAATTTGGGATATCTACCAAAGATATTTACCATTTAAAGTAAGAATAACTCCGGTTTCATCCCCTATAGGAGAAATTTATAGTTTAGCTAAAGATAATCAAGAAGACGAATTTATTTGGTTTTTGGGTGAAAGACAGGGTAAAGAAGAAGATATTAAGGATATTGAAATTCGTACTAAACATCTTACTAATAAAAAAGAAAATTACCCCAATCTAAATACCGCTATTATATCTACTGGGGATGCTAATATTAGTGGATCTAAAGCTAGAGAATATTTAAAAAAACAGGATAAAACTGGATTTTTTAGCCTACTTCCAGATTCTCTTTCGGATGAAGAAAAAGATGAAGTCTATAATATTATATCCCCATCTATAGAAGAAGGTAGGAAGAAAAAACGTGACCCTAAAAAAGGTACTGGTAAAAAACCCGAAGGATCAGGTCGTAGGCTTTATACTGATGAAGACCCTAAGGATACAGTAGGTATTAAATTTAGAACTAAAGAAGATATAGTAGATACCTTAAATAAAAAATCTTTTAAAGCTAAATCTCATGCTCGTCAATCTCAAATAATTAATTTAATTCATCAAAGAGTGAGAGCGGCATACCAAAATGCTAAAGACCCCGATACTAAATCTAGATTAAAGCGAGGGTTAGATTATATAGAAAAGAAAAAAGATTCTTCTAAAGAAAAAACTAAACGTTTACGTCAACAAAATGAAATAAAAGGAAGTTTAGGGAAAGGTAATGTAGGTACACGATATAGAGCTATAGAAAAAAGAGGAAATAAATTTTATTATATTCAAGATGATCCCTTGGGAGCAGGTATTAGACAGGAGTTTGGACCCTATAAAACTAAGCAAGCGGCTTTAAATAAAATGGGGAAATTTGCACCTGCCCTAAATTATAGGGATTTAACAGAAAAAAATAATATGACACAGGAAAATATAGATCCTAAATCTCAAGAAAAACATAAAGGAAAATCTGCACCATATGGATCTGCATACGAACCTGTAAATGAAATAGGTATAGATTTAACTAATTATGATGGTCAAATCTTACCAGGTGATATTTTAAGAGCACCTAAAGGATTTCCATTAGGAGGAAAGAAATTAAGAAAATCCCTCGCATTAAAGGTAATTAAAAATTCTAGAGAAGGGGTAAATAGATATAAACTTACATTAGAAGACCCTAAAACAGAAAAACGTTATTCAGTTCGCAACTATGAAATGGATGGTGAGTATCAAGGTAAAGAATTACCACAATGGGGTTTAATTAGAAAATCAAAGAAAAATGTAGATGAAGGAGACACTTATGAAAAAATGGCTGCTAAGGGTAAAAAAGCAGGTAATTTAAAACAAGGTACGGTTAGAAAAAGATTAGGAATAAAAAAAGGAGAAAAAGTTCCATTATCTTTAATTAAAAAAGAAATTGCTCGTTTGAAAAAAATGGATAAAGATCCTAAGAAAAAAGGAGCTCAATTAGGAGATAAAAACCAAAAATACTATAAAGCATTACAGTTAGCTAAAACTTTAAAAACTACTACTAATGTAAATGAGAATGCTACCTATTCGGATAGTATTGATTACAAACAACAAATCCTCAATCTAACTAAACATATGGTAGGAAAAGGAGAAAATATTACACCCTTACCTAATGTTATTTTTAAACATGGTGACCAAGAAAATGCTAAAGAATTTTTAGGTAAAACAGCCTATTATAATCCCAATACTATGACTATTGTGTTATATACTGAAGGTAGACATCCAAAAGATATTGTTAGATCATTTTCCCATGAAATGGTTCATCATCAACAAAATTTGGAAGGTAAATTAAATAATATTAATACCACTAATACTCTAGAAAATGATTATTTAGAAGATATAGAAAAAGAGGCTTATTTAGAGGGTAATATTAACTTTAGAAATTATACTGATAGTCAATTACACGAAGAAAAACCATATAAACATAAATTTGGATTTGATAAAAAATTAGGTAAAGATCCATTTGGTATATCTGCTTTTGCTTATGAATTAGCACGTGGATTAGAAGAACAAGAAGAAAAGGTAGAAACTAAATATACTATTTATTCTGATATGGATGGTGTATTAACTGATTTTGATAGTAGGTTTAAAGAATTTTCTAAAGGTATTGCACCTAAAGACTATGAAAGTAAATTTGGTCTAAAAAAGTTTTGGAATCTAGTAGATAATATTGGGGGGAAAGATTTTTGGGCTAATATGGATTGGATGCCTGATGGTAAAGAATATTGGAGTTATATTCAAAAATATGATCCTATAATCCTAACAGCCCCATCCCTGAATCCAGTTTCAAGATTAGGTAAAAGGCAGTGGAGAGATGGTAACTTACCAGGGGTTAAGATGAAAATGGCTTCTGCTAGAAATAAACCTAATTATTCTAAAAGAAATTCTATATTAATTGATGATAGAAAAGATACTATAGATGCATGGAGTGCAGCAGGTGGTATAGGTATTCTCCATACATCTGCTGCTAGTACAATTGAAAAATTAAAAGAACTTGGTTTATGAGAGATAATGTTTTAAAAAAAGAATTTAATAAAAAAGATGTTCAAAGAATAAGAAATTTAGTACAGGGAAAATATGGTGATAAAACTACACAAAGTGTAGGCTATAAAAAGGGCTATACTAAAAGAAAAGAAGGCGATATTTGGGAAGAAAGAGGACAAACTTGGACTATAAAAGAAGGTATAAGACAAAATATTACTAAATTAGATAAGGCAAAAAAAGCATTTAAAACTCCTCTTTTTTGTCCATGTTGTACTAAATTAATGAAAAAACATTTTGATCCAAAATATTATAAAATTCATAAAATGTGCTATGATTGTGTCATAGATAAAGAACATGAAATTAAAAAAGAAGGGAAGTGGGAAGAATATAGAAAAAATATCCATAATGCGGACATAGATGGGGTAATAGCTGACTACACTACTTTTATAAAACATGCCCTAGAAGAAAACAATAATTCATTTATTACAGAAGATGGAGATGTAGAAAAATGGGATGGGGGTGTAAATAAAGAGCGAGCTAAAGAAGCTCTAAAAAAGGGGGTTGAATATTTAAAATCCAAAAAACTAGAATAATTCTACCTACAAAAATACATATTTATAATATATAATACTAATACTATGACTAAGGAAGAGCTAAAGGAAATGATTAAAGCTTCTATAATAGATGAAATGCATTGTTCTAACGAAGTAAGAGAGCAGGAAGAGGAAGAAATAGAAACTGAAGAAACCGAAGAGGTAGAAACAGAAGAAGTACCTAATACTAACCGTCAACTTTCGGATGAAGAACTAGAAGTACAAAGTGCTTTAGAAAAAGCCTTAGAAGCTGCTAAAAAAATAAATAACCCTAAATTAGTAACTCAAATAGGTAATACCATTACATTTTTTACTAGGTCCGAAATTATAAAAGAAAGTGTAATAGAAGAGGATATCAGAGCTAAATTTTTGAGAACCTTAAGAATACCAAATAATGCCGTATAAAAGAGTAGGTAAATGTGTTCATAAGAAATACTCTAATAAAAGTATCTCTAAAAAACCCATTGGATGTTCAGATAGTGCTAAGGGTGCAAAGGAATATCTAAAGGCTCTTTATGCCAGTGAAATGAATGAAAGAAAAGAAATGTCCCCTGAGGAAGTTTCTAAAAGAGATGAAATAATAAGGGGAATGTTAGATAATAAAAAATCACTTGTAAGAAAATATGGTGCCGATGCCGAAAAGGTAATGTATGGTACTGCAACTACAAAAGCTAAAAAACTTGCTGAAATGGAATCTAAAGATAAACTTAGGGAAATTATTAAAAATGCTCTTTCTAAACCTATGGAAGAAGAAAAAACAGAAAAATATGATGATCATCCGGCTTTAAAGGGAAAACAAAAAGATAATTTACCTGATGGTTTACAAAAAGCTATTATTAAGAAAAAAGGAGGTACTGTGGAGGAAGGTGATTTAGATTTAGGTCATGTAGATCATGAACCCCAAGATATAAAGTCTAAACTCTTTAAAATAGGTAAGGATGCTTTAGCATTATATAAAATGGTTAAACCCTTTGATGAAATGAACCAGGAAGTTGATTTTCCCTCTTGGTGGCAAAGTAAAATAACTAAATCCCAGGATTATCTAGAAAGTGCTAAAGAATATTTAGAATTTGAATTAAATGAACCTAAAGTGGATATGATGGCCGATTCTATTCCTACAATGGAAGAAGGATTATTAGAAACTATTAGAGAATTAAAAATATCTAATCCTAGTGCAACGGTAGAAGAGATCATTAAAGAAATTCAAGAAATTAAAACTTTATCTGAAAAAAAAGATTTTCTTTGCAAACGGGGTAAGGATTATATTAAATCTCGTAAAGCAGCAGGTGAAAAATCATCGGCATATCTATCGGGTAGAGCAGTAAAAGTATGCAAGGGGCAGATAAAGTTTAAAGGTAAAAAAGTAAAGAGCTACGAATGATAACTGAAACTAGATTTAAGGAAATAGTAAGGGAATCACTAAGGGATTGGTTCAAGAAGGAAGACTGGGTGAAGATAAATACTGCTGGCACAATAGAGGGTCCCTGTGGTACTATGGATAAAAAAGAACCCACACAAAGATGTTTACCTCGTAAAAAGGCTAAGTCTATGACTAAAGCTCAAAGAGCCGCCACTGCAAGAAAAAAGGTTAGAGGATCAAGAAAGGGTAAACAATTTGTAAAAAATACTCGTAGGGGGAAATTTAAAAAGAAATCATGACAGTTGAACAGTTTAAGGAAAGAATAAGGACAATTGTTAAAAAAGTATATGTACCTCCTAAAGAAGAGGTGGATAATACTATTGAGTTTGAAGAGTTTAAAATATTTCCTGAGTTAAAAACCGTCATTATTAACTTATTAACTCCTGATTATGGTAGTTTTATTTCATCTATTGATTATGTAGCACCTAAACCCACTACATTTAGAATTAATTTAAAAAATGGTCAATTTTTTTATTTAATATGGAATGAAAGAAGTTGGATAGCACAAGTAGAAGGTAAAAAATATTATCTTTTAAATTTAAATGAAGAACAACATGCTATTGAAGCTATAGCTAGGATTTTAAGATATGCTGCTCCCGAGGGCATGGAAGAAGAAGGTGGTGATGATGTAGAAGTTGAAACGGAAGAAACCGAAGAAGTAGAAACTGAAGAAACAGAATGATGGATAGTTTTACTAAATATTTAAATAAAATATCATATAAGTTCCCTAAAGGTTACCCTGACATTAACGACCCTCAGGATAAAAATATGTTATTTGAAATGGTGACTTCTCTACTTGAAAATGATGCGGATGAAGCCATTAATATCTTAAAAAAGGAATTAAACCTTACTGATGAAAATTTTTCAAAGTTATCATCGGTTAGATATAAATTATTAGTTCCCAGGGCTGAAAGATATGATTATATTCAAAAAATAGAAACTATAGAGGGTTTTGAATATGACCCTAATATAAGGGGTTCTTCCATAGGGGGAGTGACCTATAAGGGTTCTACATTTCTTCTAAAACCATCTGGGGCCCAGGGCAGAGCATCCGCTGGAACCGAAAATGAGGATATTTTAGAAAACGAAATAAAAAAATATCTTGAAATGGGTGCAGTTAATGTTATATTTGATGCTCCCAATAAATCTTTAACTATAAAAAATGTTAAAGATATTTCTGGGGTTGGGTATGATGTAGCAGGTGGTAAAAAAGCTGATGTTGTTATAAAAGGAGATAAAACATATCCTATTTCAATTAAAAAAGATAATGCAGGTTTTTGGGAATCATCTGATACTAGATATAAAGATGTAGTAAAAAAATTATCAGAAAAAATTAAAAAAGGGGATTTTGCTCCTGAATTAGTGTTTAAACCTTTTGTAGATAAATTAGGCAGGGAAAAAGAGGGCATAAATTTAATGCATGAC